CTTGATGTTTGCCAGTGGATCGAGAACGAATCACAGGGCTTGATTATCGCAAAGGATGTCTCCGCTGATTATAGTGATAAGTCTCTGCGGTTCGAGATCCAGAAGGCAGCTCTCACCCAGGGTGTCAAGTATGTGTTCTACGATACTCTAAAGAACGATATTGCTTCGATTGGTGAATGGGCAGCATTTAAGGTTACAGCCACCGAACTTGAAGAGATTGCGAAAAATCTGAAAATCTTTATCTACGGTAGTATCCAGTTGGCTGAAAATGCTCATGAGTATCTTCCTGATGAGCTGAATTCAAACAACATTGCTGAGTCAAAAATGATTAAGCATGTTGCTTGGACGATGGTTCTATTCAAGGAGATTCCAAAAGATAAGTTCGTGAAGTATCAATACATTTCTCATGACCCTGAGTGGGGCGGTGACTGTGCTCATCGGCTAAATCCAGATAAGCGGTATTACGTTGGAAATATTGATAAGAACCGCTTTGGTGAGAAAAAGAAAATCATGTTTGAAGTAAATTTGAACCAGAATGTCTGGAAAGAGGTCGGTGTCTGCACCAGAAAGTAAGGAACTACAATGGTAAATATCGCAGATTTGAAAAATTACATTCTTGAAGAACAGCAGATTGAGCCGATCCTAGAGGAGCTTGGTTGTCATCATATTAGTCACAAAGCTGGATATTACCAGTGTGCGAATCCAGATGGCGACAATAGAACGGCACTCTGTATTTACGAGAATGAAAATCTTACTGCGGTAGATTACACACGAGACATTGCCAATGGAAAGACCAGCTATGATTTGATTTCTGTCGTCCAGTTTTTTCTGGAACTGTCTTTCCCAAAAGCCATTAAGCAAATCTGCGAATGGGTTGGGCTTGATTACTATCATAACTTTGAGGAAGACCTTCCTAAAAGTATGTTGATCTTAAAAGAGCTTATCGCCATGCAAAATGAAGGTGAAGAACACGAGGATGACCGTCCGATAGTCCCCATCTCTGAAGCTATCCTCGGCTATTATAAACCTCATGTAAACCAGATTTTTGCTGACGATGGGATATCTTACGAGACGCAGCAAGAGTTCGAGATTGGCTTTGATGAGCTGACAAATAGAATCACGATTCCAATCAGAGATGAAATTGGTACTCTGGTTGGTGTAAAAGGAAGATACTTTGGTAAACCCCCAGAAGGTGAATTGAAGTATCTGTATCTTGAGCCGTGTGCCAGAAACCGTATTCTGTATGGCCTGTACAAAACAGAGCCCTATATCAAGAATAAAGGTCTGGTATATGTCGGTGAGGCTGAAAAGTCTGTCATGCAGATGTGGAATATGGATGTCTACAACTGTGTGGCGACTGGCGGTAAGAAGGTTTCACAGAATCAAATTGAAATTTTAACACGTCTTTGTGTTGATATTTGTTTCGTCTTTGATAAAGACGTTCAGCTTAGTGAGCTTATGGTTCTCGCCAATCGATTTGTCGATGGCGTAAGTGTGTATGCTGTAGTAGATGATAAAGGGATTCTGGATGAAAAGGAAGCCCCGACTGATAATCCTGAAAAATTTAAGGCGTTGATTGAGAACTGTGTTAGGAGAATTAAATGAATGTAAAACTCTGGAAGGGGAGTAGGAACGACCTATCAGACCCGATTGGAACGATTATGGAGAACAGAGGGGTTGAGGATTATAAGACCTACATGAATCTGGATGATTCTTGCTTAAATTCTCCGTGGGAACTGGGTAACATGGAAGATGCTGTTAGGCTGTTGAATAAACACATCTGGAATAAGTCTATTATCTCTATCCTTGTAGACTGTGATGTGGATGGATTCACAAGTGCTTCAATGATGTTTCAGTATTTGAAGACGATTGGTTATTTTGGAAAAATCAATGTTCTGCATCATAGTGGAAAGGAGCATGGGCTCTCTAAAGAAATTGAGGTTCCACCTGAAACTACCTTGCTGATTATTCCTGATGCTGGCAGCAATGATGTTGAGCAGTGTAAGGAGCTCCGTGAAAAGGGCATTGATATTTTGATTCTTGACCATCACATCTGTGATAGAGAAAATCCTTACGCAGTAATCGTCAACAATCAGAACGGTACATATCCCAACAAGGAACTGTCCGGTGCTGGTGTTGTGTATAAGTTCCTTCAGGCTGTTGACGAATATAATTGGACTGACGTTGCAGATAGGTATCTTGATCTGGTGGCTGTTGGAAACATCGGTGATGTCATGGATATGCACTCGCATGAGACGAAGCGCCTTTGCACGAAAGGTCTGGCACGTATTGTAAATTCGATGATTTGTGCCCTAGTTGAAGCAAATAGCTTCAATATTAAGGGTGATCCTACTATCAATGATGTTCAGTTCTACATTGTTCCGATGATGAACGCACTGATTCGTGTTGGTTCGTCTGAACAAAAGAAGCGGATGTTCCGTGCAATGGTCGGTGAAAAACAGACTTTCCAGTACACTCCGACTCGTGGTAAGAATGCTGGTGTCACGATTGATGAAACTCTGGCGCAACATGTGGCTCGTGAGTGTTCCTCTTGCAAGTACCAGCAGAATAAAATCAAGGACAAGGCTGTTGGAGAGCTTCAAAAGTTAATTGAAAAGCACGGTGCAGACCAGAATAAGATTCTTTTCTGTAACTCTACAGGTATTCTTGATAACACTCTGACCGGTGTTGTAGCAATCAAGCTGGCTGAAATGTACGCAAAACCGTGTGTGTTGCTTCGTACTTTTGCCGATGAACCGGACTATTATGGTGGTTCAATGAGAAATCCCGACGGTTCTCCGATTGAAAGTCTAAAGGAATTCTTGATGAGTACCGGAGATTTCGAATCGGTTCTTGGTCACGATAACGCTGCTGGCGTGAAAATCAAGAAAGAAAACGTGCCAAAGGCTATTGCAGACTGTGATGAGCTGCTTAAAGATGTCACGATGAGTAAGGCAATCGTGGTTGATTTTGATTTTGATTATAATAAATTGAACATTGCATTGCCGAAGATGATGTACGAGATGCGCAAAGTCTGGGCGCAGGGCATTTCTGAGCCGTATTTCTATATTAGAAACATTCCGCTTGTTCATAGTGGGTGTGCTCCGATGGGCAAAAACGGAAATATGTGGAAGTATTCTGATGAAGAAAAAGGCATTGATTTTGTGTGCTTTACAGATAATGGCCGGATGCTTAGTTGGATCAATAATGACTTCTATGGTGATCAGGAAGAGAAATACATCAATGCGGTATGCCGGTTGTCTCTAAATCAGTATGGGAACAAGGTCACGCCACAGGCACAAATTGTGGATCTTGAGGTGATTTGATATGGAAAATTGGAAACGTGCTATCGCCATCGACTTTGATGGTACACTCTGCGAGAATGAATATCCTGATATTGGTGAGCCGAATTGGAATGTCATCTATCAGGCAATTCAGGAACAGAAGTATGGTTCTGGTTTGATTCTTTGGACTTGCCGGGAAGGTGAACTGCTTTATAACGCACTTGAGGCTTGTGCTGAATGGGGACTGTATTTTGATGCCATCAACGAGAGCCTTCCTGAATGGAAAGAGCATTTTGGGACTTCACCTCGAAAGGTCGGCGCTAATGAATATTGGGATGATAAGGCTGTGCCTGTGAAGAATGGAGGGCTGGTTTACAATGACTAATGTGAATAACTACGATTTGTCGTTAAATCTATTAGATGGCGCATATAAATCACTTGCAAACGCTTCAAAAAACTTGGAGCTACTTCGGGAAGGAACCGCATTTAATCAGGTTCTGAACGATACTACACATATTATTGAACCGGATGAGCTAATTCATATTCTTGATAAATTCGCAGAGCAGCATCCTGACTGGGAAATCTGTCTTAAAACTGACCATGGAACGGTTAGTGAAAAACTCAAAATGAATCATAATTTCTACGAAGGAATGGGTAATATGATTGTCCTTGATTTTGAATGAAGATGACAAAACGACGATATAGACATTACATAATCGATTATCGTACATACAATTACACACTCAAGAAATATCACTACTTACACAGGGAAATCTACGCTGAAAATGCAAGAGATGCAGTTAAAATGCTAAGAAGCAAGGAATGCAATCGTGAATTTGAGATTGTTAAAGTCTGGTTTGTTGATATTTTTGGTGATAGAAATGATAGATTTTATCCACGAACTTATGTGATTGACAAAGAGGATTATGAGTGAGGTGGCTTGATGACTACTTGCGAACAACTTGAAACAGCAATTCGTGATTTTATTGAAGAATGCCAGAGTCATCCGGTGCCGGATTTGTCAAAAGATGACCCGTGTGAAGGGTGTCGCTTTGAGGATTTTTGCAATAGATTCTATCCGGGTGATGGTAGCACATGGCATTGGCAAGTTTATGAGAAGGGGTGAGTGTATGGTTTACATTACAGGTGATATTCATGGCGAATTTTACCGTTTTTTTAAATTAGAGAAATTCTGCCATAAACATAATCTTGGAAAGAATGACTGGATCATTTGCCTTGGCGATGTCGGTTTGAACTACTACGGCAAAGACGACCCTCGTGAATGGAGTATTAAGACTATTGCCGCAGATATCCCTGCGAATCTGTTTTGTATTCATGGAAATCATGAACGCCGCCCATCTCGTAAAAATGGCTATAAAATAAAGGAAATCAGTGGAGATATTTGCGGTAAAGTGTGGTATGACCCACATTATCCTAATCAGTATTTTGCTATTGATGGCGAGGTTTACCAGATTCTTGCTGATAGGGAAATTTTAAACTGTCTTGTCTGTGGCGGAGCCTATTCTGTAGATAAATATTATCGGTTGGAGCATGGCTGGAATTGGTGGCCGGATGAACAGCCGAATGAGAAAACTAAGAAAAAGATCTGGAATATTACGCACGATCCTCAAATTGATGATATTGATGTTATGCTCACGCATACCTGTCCATTCCGGTTCATTCCAACTGAATTGTTTATCGGTGGTATTGATCAAAGCACAGTAGACCAGTCAACTGAAATATTCTTCGATAATATATACGAATGTTATCCTAACGATCGTAAACCATTCTGGTACTTCGGCCATTTTCATGGCAACAAGTATACCGATGACTATGTAATGCTTTTTGATGATATTATTAAGTTTGGAGATAAGAGGAAGGAGTAAGAATGTCAAGTAGTTTACACACGCACTCGAATTACAGTCTGCTAGATGGGTACTCTTCTCCTGAAGAAAATCTAAAAAGAGCATCTGAACTCGGTTTAAAGGCCATTGCTATTACGGAGCATGGTGAGGTAACAAGCTGGCCGTATTACTCAGAACTGAAAGACAAGTATCCGAATGTAAAACTTCTTTATGGTATTGAGGCATATGAGTGTGAAGACAGGGCAGTTAAGGATAAGAACAGTAAATACTGGCACCTGATTATTATCGCAAAGAATGAGGCTGGCCGTCAGGCTGTTAATCGCTTGTCTACACTCGGTCATCTTCATGGTTTTTATAGCCGTCCTCGTATCACAAAAGAGGATATCGCTAAGGAAGATACGAATAATTTGATTATCCTGTCTGCTTGTTTAGCAAGTAGGCTGTCCAGAACAGATGATTATAACGCTTGTATTAAGCTGGTTCAAGAGTATAAGAGCTTATTTCCTCACTATTATCTTGAAGTTCAGGCTCATGCAAACAGTGAACAGGCAAAATACAATCAAAAAATCATGCGGCTAGCAAATGACACTCACACAAAAGTGGTTGTCACAAACGATGTTCACGCTGCCACCAAAGAAGATCTTTATTATCAGGACTATTTTCTTCGTATCGCTCACGACACGGAAACCGCCGCAGAAATCTATGAAGGGTGCTACTTCATGTCTCGTGAGGAACAACATAGAATTCTTGATGGTCAGATTGGATATGAAGCGACAGAATGGTGTATCAATAATACTGACGAGGTTGCTGACCTGTGTGATGATGTAGATATGCCTTGGCATGAACCGGAACTTCCCAAAATTAAGATTCCGCCACAGTATTCTAATTCGGCAACTTACCTGAAAGACCTTGTAAAAGAGGGATGGAAGAAACGTGGAATTGATAAGTTTGATGTAGAAAAGCAGAAAATCTATCGCAAACGTGTTGATGATGAGTTGTTTGTCATCGAGAAAAAAGACTTCTGTGACTACTTTTTGATTCTGGTCGATTACATCAACTGGTGTAAGCAAAACGATGTTATTGTTGGCCCAGGGCGAGGCTCTGCTGCCGGTTCACTCGTGTGCTATCTGATTGGTATTACGCAGCTCGATTCCATCAAGTATGAGCTTGATTTCGGACGGTTCCTTACTATTGAACGAAAAGACCTTCCTGACGTTGACGTAGATGTTAGCGACCGTGCGAAAGTTGTTGAGTATTTGACTCAGAAGTATGGAGAAGATCGAGTAGTTCAAGTTATGAACATCGTGTACACTACTCCGGTCACTTCGATTCAAGACGTTGGTAAGGTGTTGGGATTCCCGTATGCTGAGATTAGAAAAATCAGTGAGAAGTTTGTTCAAAAGACATGGAAAGATTGTCTTGAGGCAAACCCAGAAGTGACTGAAAATCCGAAGTATCAGGAATTACTTGACATCGCAAGTCATATCAATGGTCGTCCACGAGGATATGGCATCCATGCTGGCGGTGTTATTGTCTGCCGACATCCTTATTATGAGTATATCGGCATTCGGCACGGCACTGACGGAGAACATGTTATCTCTGTTGATAAAGTGATGGACGAGAAAATCGGACTCGTCAAGTTTGATATTCTTGGTGTTGCGTCACTGGTTGCCATTGATGAAGCAAAACGTGAGGACAACATTCCAGAATGGGAAATTGATATCAACAATCCAGAGTTTGAAAACGATAAGGCAACTTACGATTTGATTTGTTCCGGGCGGACAGACAATCTATTCCAGATTGAGTCTTCGGGAATGAAGGATCTGGTCGCACAGCTTCAGCCGAGGTCAATTGAGGAACTATCAGCTTTGATTGCACTTTATCGTCCTGATGCGATGCCGTCCATTCCTACATACGTTGATTGCAAGTACCACCCTGAACACATTCACTACTTCCATCCTGACATGGAACCAATTTTTCGCAGCACCTATGGTGTGAATATCTATCAGGAACAAAGTATGAAGCTCACGAAGGTCTTTGGCGGTCGAAACGATGCCGGAGCTGATAGAATGCGTAAATGCTTGGCAAAGAAAAAGCCTGAGAAAGTCAAGGAAGAGGTTGAGCTTCTTTACGATGAGATTCTTGCAAACGGATACGATGAAGCAACCGCCGAACATATTTGCAATGAACTGTCAACGAAGGGCGGCTACGGATTTAACAAGTCACATTCTCAGGCGTATGCCGTTATCTGCCTTCAAACAGCATACTTAAAAACACACCATCCGCTTGCGTTCTTTAAGGCTATGCTAAACCTGAATAAAGCAAAGGTTGGTAAGGTAAACAAGATTATGGTAGATGCACGGAGTTTTGGTGTTCAGGTTCTTCCTCCGAGTATCAATCGTTCCGGCATGGATTTTACTGTATCGAATGGGAAAATTCTATTTGGTCTATCCGCAATCGGTGGCATTGGTGATACGCTTGCCGATGCTATTATTGCCGAAAGAGATAAGAATGGAAAGTTCAAGGGTCTTGATGACTTTACGAGCCGTGTCCGTGCAACAAAGGCACAGATCATCGCACTGGTTAAGTCTGGTGCCATTCCTACAAAGAATAAACGAGCGTTTTTGGAAAAGTACATTGCGAGTGGTTTGGAGCAATCTGAGTTCAAACCGGTAAGCACACTTCCTACAAAAGCTGTCCTGCTGAGTAAGTGGGATATTGATACGGAGCATTATAGGGTTGGTAAGAAGGTTGATAAAGAAACTGTCCTACGAATCTATAACGAAAAACGTCGTGTTGTATATGAGACTGAAAAGCTCAAGAAAAAAGAAACATACATGACTGAGCAATCAGAGAAGTATTTGAGGGACGAGCAATTCTGGGAATTCCAGACATTACAGACATTCATCATCGATAAGAATCCGTTTGAAAAAGCATATGAGTACATTCGAGATTTCTCAGAGCTTGAGAATGGTGACTCTTGTGTGCTGGTTGGTATTATCGCAAAGATTCAGAAGAAGAAAACAAAGACTGGTATGCAGTTTGCGTTTGTAAATCTGTACTCTGGTGATGGTATCATTGAGCTAACTGTGTGGCCGAGAATCCTTTCTGATTATCAGGATTTGATTGTTAAGGGAAGTCAGGTAGCTGTGCTTGGTAAGAAGGAAGATGATTCGCACGTTATTGCGAATGACTTCAAGCCTTACAAGCAATGGCTGCATGATAGAGAGATAAGGTAAGGGGGTTGTAAGGTGGCAGATAAGAAATTTAATGAAAATATGATCCGTTGTTACATCAGGATAAAACGAGTCTTTTATCCGAAAGATGGGAAGGAGGTGGAGCCCGGCGGCTTCGCCACTTTCTCTGCCGAAGTGGTAAAAATCAAGCAGGGAAACCCTATCATGAGCCGATATAGTGACCTCCGACTGAAAGGCAACGTCCCTAGTCTTGATATGGATAAGACTTATTCGTTCTGTGGCGAGTATGTTCACCATGAAAAGTTTGGTGACCAGTATAAAATCGTCTACATGAATGAGTTTCAAGAGATTACTGACCCAGAAGAACAGAAAAGCTTTCTCCATTTTATCTTAACAGAACATCAGTTTGAGATGCTTTATGAAGCATTTGACAATCCGTATGAGATCATCAAGAACGGTGATATCAAGTCTCTTTGCACTGTTAGTGGCATCACGGAAGGTCGAGCACAGAAAATTATCGATGCCTTTGAAAATAATATTGATAATAGCGAAGCATACACGAAGCTGATTGAGTATGGTTTGACTCCCAGTGCAATCGGGAAACTTGTTCATCAATATCACGGTGCAGACACTCTGGTTAGGAAGATTGAAGAGAACCCTTATGTTCTGATTGACGATGTATATGGTATTGGATGGAAGAAAGCTGACGCTCTTGCATTGAATATGGGATTGAAGCCAAACTCTCAGTTCCGAATTGAAGCTTACGTCATGCATTTTCTTGCTGATCGTGCCGAAGAAGGCAATTCTATCATCCCGGCAAACCAGACAATCAATAGTTGCATTAAAGAGCTTGGATTGGACGAAGGTGACCAAGAGGTTATCAAGAGAGCACTTTTCCATCTGCACGATGTCCGCGAAACGCTTTGGTGGAGTGATGATCGTCAGGAATTTGCTTTAACAAGAGTGTGGAATCTGGAAAATGAGATTGCAAAGGAAATTAAGCGTCTGGCGGATGCACCTGTTGAGCCGATTGGTCGAAACATGGACGCTGCAATCGATGAGGCGGAACGTGCTCTTGGCATCGAGTACACTGAGGAGCAGAGAGATGCTATTAAAAAGGTATGCTCTAGTAATGTCTGTATCTTGACAGGCTACGGAGGATGCCTCGATGCAGAGATGGAGTTCTTTAATGGTGTCCAATGGAAAAAAATAAAAGATTATGTTAAGGGCGACAAAGTTCTTCAATATAATGAAAATGGGACTACAACGCTTGTTGAGCCTGAGAAATATGTAAAATTCAAATGTGAATATCTATATCACATGAAAAACAAGTCGGGTAGTATCAATCAACTATTGAGTGCAGAGCATAATGTTGTTTACTTGACCAGTAAAAACAATTTAGCTAAAATCCCAATGTGGGAGTTGTATCAAAGAAATGTTAAACGAAAGTCTGGGTTTAACGGACATTTTATAACAACGTTTAATTATGATGGCCCAGGAATCGATTTGAGCGATGCTGATATTAGACTAATGTGTGCTGTTATTTGCGATGGATCGTTTTTGAAGGATCATAAATCAGCTTGGTGTAGAGTAAACGTAAAAAAAGAGCGAAAGAAACTTCGCATGAGAAGACTTCTTTCGGAAAGTGGTAGATACTTTGATGAGCATCAGTGGAATCCAAAAGACTTGGAATATTCGAACTTTGTCTTTTACGCTCCAAGAAAAGAAAAAAGATTTACTTCGTATTGGTATAACTGTAATCATCATCAGCTAGAGGTAATTTGCGATGAGATTCTAAATTGGGACGGTCATGTGAAAGAGGGGAGACGGAAAGATTTTAGTACACTGATTAAAGAAACGGCAGATTTTATTCAGTTCGCATTTTCTTCTTGTGGTTATCGTTCTGTTGTATATGAATCAAATATTGAACGGCACGGTAGAATGGTCAAAGAGTATAATGTTCATATTGTGCAACACTCGAATGGAAAAGTTTCTCTTATGACAAAAGGCAGTAAAAGCGATATTGATATTGTTCGTTCAAGCGATGGATATAAGTATTGTTTTACTGTTCCGTCTCATATGTTTCTGACAAGATATAATGGAAGAATTTGTGTCACAGGCAACACTGGTAAAAGCACCGTTGTCGCTGGTGTGCTAAAGGTTCTTCGTGGTAAGTCTTTTGCCCAGACTGCACTCTCTGGTCGTGCTGCCGCTCGTATGCAAGAGATTACTGGTCAGGACGGCAAGACAATTCATCGATTGCTTGGTTACGACATTGAGAATGGTGGTTTTGCCCATAACAAAAACAGTCCTTTAGAGGAGGATATCATCATTCTGGATGAAACATCTATGGTTGGTGCTCAACTGTTCTACGATTTGATTCAAGCAATCGAAACTGGTAAACGATTTATCATGATTGGTGATGACGGTCAGCTTGAGAGTATTGGTATGTGCAATATTTTCAAGGATATGCTTGCATCTAAGGCTGTTCCGGTAGCTCGTTTGACTAAGATTCACCGTCAGGCTGCTAAGTCCGCAATTATCACAGAAAGCATCAAGGTTCGCAATGCCACGCAGTTGGTTCCTTACGGTTGGGCTGGTAATGAGATTCGTGGTGAACTGCGCGATCTGGAGCTTGACATCTACAAGGATGCCAGTGAGTCGTTTAACCACATCATCAATCAGTACCGTACCTTATATAATAAGGTAGGGAATGACAGTGCGAAGATTCAGATTGTACTTCCACAGAAGCTCCGTGGCAGCATCTGCACCTACGAGGTCAATAATGCCATTCAGGAAATTGTAAATCCGAGTCGTGGTCAGGCAGAAGCAAAGGTTACAATCTACGGTGATGGCAAGGACAGAGCGTATACTCTGCGTGAGGGCGATCAGGTCATTATCAACAAGAACAACTATGAGCTTCATACATACAATCTCAAGACAAAGAAAAAGGAAGAGAAGTGTCCGGTGTTCAATGGAAACCGTGGCATTATCCGAAAGATTGAGAGTAGTTTTATTCTGGTTGATTTTGACCAGTGGGGAACGATATTCATTCCTCATTACTTTGGTGGGAATAACATTTGGGCAACGCTTGAACTTGCTTACGCTTTGAGTTGTCATAAACTACAAGGCAGTGAGGCTCCGTATGTGATTGTTGGTATGGATAACTCTGCGTACCTGATGTTGACGAGAGAATGGCTCTACACGGCCATCACTCGTGCTAAGAAGTATTGTGTGATTTGCGCTGAAACCCATGCTCTTGATCGGGCAGTAAAGACTTCGAGAGTTCCATACAAGCGGACGTTCCTGAAGGAATTTTTACGGAAAGAATTTTCAGAAAAGCGTTGACAATTACGCGCGTATCCTGTATAATATAGCTATGAAAAGTCTCCATCCCGGAGACTTAAAATTCTCCCTTTAGCTATATAACGCAGGATACGAGAAAGAAATGGCTTGCTCGTAATGGCAAGCCTTTCTTTATTCATTACAACTATATAACACAGGATACGCAAGGAGGCTTTATGACAGATAAAGAGCTCATAGGTAAGCTCGATGCGATGGTAAAGGCATTGCAGAGCACGAAGAAAAAGACAGATAAGACCCGCATTTTGCTGGACGAACGAAAGGATTTTGGGGCTGAAGCTGACGAGTTGATGGCCTTCTTCCGATTCTTGCTTGATCCAGCAATCGTAACTGGACTGTCGGATGCAAAAATCAATAAGCAGGTGAGTGCCAAACCTGAAATTGATATCCGGTATCTCAGTTGTGGATACCTTTATATTATGGGCGCTGGTCACAACACTGGTTCCGATGCATCCATCGCAACAATCCAGAATTATTTACATAAAAATCCTGAGCATGAAGAGTTTCTAAAGCGGCTGTTTACCAAGAATCTGCCGATTGGTGTGGAAGCTGCTACCATCAATAAGGTGTATGGCGAGGAAATTATTCCTGTCTGGGAAGTCCAGCAGGGATATCCGATTGATAAGGTGAAGCTGAAACCTAACGAAAAAATTTTTGCCTCTCGCAAACTCAATGGATGCCGTGGCACCTACATTAATGGTCAATTGATTTCCAGACAGGCGCAAGCGTTTACCGGGCTTGACCATATCATTAGAGATCTTGAAAATCTTTGGTATCTAGGATATGTATTCGACGGAGAACTGATTCGCAAGAATGTGGATGGACTATCGGATAATCAAAATTTTGTAACTGGCACAGGGATTTTAAACAGCGACACAGCAGATAAGAGTTGCATCAAATTCGTTGTTTTTGACATGGTTCCAGAAAATCAGTTTTTGACTGATAGCTGCACTGAACGATACGAAGTTCGCAAGAAGCGTCTCTTAGATTTAAAGGAAAGGCTTTGGAGAACCGGAACCGACAATATTGAAGTCGTTGAAATGGTTTACGAAGGAACTGACCATTCTAAGATTGATGAGTGGCTTGACTACGCTGTTCAGCATGATTGGGAAGGGCTTGTTATTAACCGAAATGTTCCATACCGCCGTAAACGTCACAATGGTTGCCTAAAAGTTAAGCGTTTCTACACGGTTGACCTTCGTATCACTGCAATCGAGGAAGGACAGAACCGGCTGGAAGGAACGATGGGCGCTTTGGTCGTTGATTACAAGGGTAACGAGCTTCGGGTTGGTTCTGGCTTTGATGACTCCACGAGAGCTGCTGTGTGGGCAAATTCTGATGATTACATCGGCAAGATTGTGGAATGCAAGTACAAAGAGGTCACAATGGACAAAAAGACCGGCCTTGAGTCCCTGCAATTCCCGATATTTGTGAGATTCCGAAATGACAAAAATGAGGTGTCTTATGGCTGATATGAGGCTGATTGGTGCAAATGCTTTGCTTGACAAAAATAATTGGACAATCAAGCAATACAGTGAAGAAGAAGCTAATGCTTGGAGAGATGGCATTGCCCTTATGAAGAAGAACATTGAAAACGCTCCGACCATAGATCCTGAAACGCTACGGCCTGTGGCACACTGGGAGGAAATTCCAGGCTCCTATGTGAGCTGTGCTGGGAAAAACTCATGGTGCGAACCAGCAACCCGTTGCTCGAACCCAGAATGTAGAGAGGTGAACCCGTGTGGCCTCAAAACGCCATTTTGCCCGATGTGTGGTGCAAAGATGGAGTGAATCATGACTAAAAACAAGTTAAAAGATTCCTTTTATTGGATGGGCAAAAATGGGCAAGAATGCAATGTAGATTTGTCATCCAAGCGTATAAGCCGTTATATCGATAAAGCTGAGAATAATCTCAAGAAGATCCCGAAGGGTAAAGGAGATTTTTGCTATGTTGCTGGCAAAGAGGCACTTGTCATTGGAACGGTAAATGAAGAAGGAGAACGTTCAATCTTTGTTGCAAGAGACTATTTTGAAGCGGATTACGTTCTGGGATGTTGGTGGATAAAAGTGGAGGATGAAGATGAATCTTTCTAAGAAGTCTATTAAACACATTCTTCGGATTCTTGATAATAAATGTATCGAGGTTCCTACAAAGACATCCGCTTATAGCAACTGTGGACATAGAATTTTGACTCGTGATTTTGAGCCAAAAGAGTCACACGGAATGAATGGCTGGCAACGAATCGTCTATGTACCGTCCGAAGGATATTTTTACGGAATTTATAACGGAAAATCTAAAGAAGATTGGGACATTCCAGATATCTGGTCTCCTGCACAGCTTGCCGATTTATGAGGTGTTTAAAATGCTACTTTTAACGCAAGACGGAGAAATTATAAATCTTGACCGTATGGCAATCATTGATACCGCAAGCCTTA